GAAGACTGTCTTTGTTATTATATACCAAGTCAGAAATTTTGGCTTGAATTTTTTGAATAGCATCCTTATTATTGTCACAATCATCACCTTCATCTTCTGCATCTAATTCATCATCATCATTCGATTTTGAATCTGTATCCGGGTCCATTGGTATCTGCGTATTATCACCTGGAGACTTTTTAGACACAAATACATCACAAAATACAATGGCTAATACAATCGAAATAAATATAGCGGCAAAATAATAGGTTCCAAGGTAAATATTGGCCTGCATTAACAAGTTAACAATTGACAATGCTACTAAATAAGTTCGTTTGTAAGCAAATGAATCACGAATAAAGGAACCCATACCTTTCAAAGTTGAATCTCCACTTCCAGAATCATCGCTTGAAAAGTCATCTTCAAGTTTCAACTTGTATTGTATACCCGCTGTTTTTATTATTGTATAAAATGTTGTATATATTGGTGATACCAATAACGAAGAAACCATAAAGTAAATTGAAATTAACATATAGAAAAGGATAAACTTTAAAACAAATAAAATGTTCTCTAACCAAGTAATATCATCTGGTTCCTTTTTTGATACAAAACCCATAACTTTAAAAATACTAGCTGGTGGTTCTTCAAAATCAGTTTCACCATTTTCTTGTCGAGTCTTCCTCTTTAACCAACTAACTCCAGTATGTAAAGTGCCATCAACGCCTTTTTTAGCTAATGCTGTAATATGCGCCCATATACTAGTGAAGACATTCACTATCATAAAAATAGGGAAAAAAATTGACCCTAACATTCCAAATAAAAGCATAAATAATGTTTCATTCCATCCAGAAAATGCGCCAAAAAAGGTTTGAATAAATGAAAATCCCGCTGATAACATTTTATTCATTGAATCAGATTTCCATCTAGCAAAATTGCTTACTTCGATTCCCTTGGATTTATTAATCTCTTCATCTTGCGCCTCCCATAAGTTTCTCATACGTGAACCCTTGAAACTTTTGTCAAATGTTTTTTCGTCAAATTTTGCTTGTTGGCAGAATTTACTGATTGCAGGCATCCAAATACCTAAGCCTTTTAAAGGAAACTCACGCACTATGTTCATAAATATAACTTCTGGTTTTTTTTCTGGGTCAGGATTCACTGTGCAAGTATATGGTTTAAATTCAATGTTGGTAGGTATTATTTTTGCCGCTGCAATTTTAGTAAAATAAAGACCAATAGCACCAAGAGCAACAAATACTAATATACCAGCAGTTGATACTGCAAAGTTAGCAAAGAATTTTGAATACATCGGGTCATTTGTTGCATCTGGCTGATTTGCTGTATCTTTTAAATCATCTATTTCTTCTGTTGACATTTATTTATAATAAATATATATTAAATTTATTATCCCATTCCTTAAATATAATTTTATTTTGTTATTGTATAATGAATTTATCAATAACAAAATTTTTGATAACAAATAAAACGAATATTTTGTTAGCTGGGTTATGTATTTTATTTGCTTGGTTAATTATCAATTGGTTTCGATATCTATCCAATAATTATTATATATTGAAAGGAACTAAGACTGGTAAAAGAGAAGGATTTGAGCCGAATACTTATGAATCAATTGCATATGATAATCCAAATACACCATTGACTACACACACAGTTGATTTACCAATTAATACCAATTTTACCTGCACTAATTTTTGTGGCCCAACAAACAAATGTTCAAAAAACTCTGAGGTTCAATGTTCTACTGATGTAGATTGTTGGAAATTTGGTTGCCAAGCATTGCTAAAGCCCCCTACTAAAAAACAAGTAGAAGATGTTGAATTTGATGCTGAACCAGATAATGATGCCGGTATACTAACATTCAATCAGACGCCACAATATTCAGTATTGACAACGGATATTGGAACTCAAGCAACGGTTATCAATACAGATGAAGCCTTACCTAGAACATATGAAGGTATCCCTATATGGCAAGAGACATATGATAAGCAGGCACAGATGCTTGATGATAAGTTAGCATATCAATATACGGCAGCACCAGAAGAATATAGGAGTGCACCATTTTATCCTGTAGCAACGACAATTACAGGTGCTTTCTATGACATAGGTCCGACGCCTTCGAACGCCACCTTTTGAAAGGTTCTGCTGCGCTAAGAGCCAAATTATATTTTAGATAACAATTTCCTTTTCAGTGAATATATACATTCCATTATATATTTTTTTCGTAAAAACAATTTGAGACAAACCCATCTGTTTTTTTTCAAAGCCAATACTACAACTAATTAAATAAAATTCCCACATATTATAAAACTCTTTTGTGAAAAATACCGGGTCTGATTTTCGTATTACATCCCAATTTGTCTTAAAATTATTATACCATTCTTTTAATGTCTTAGCATAACTAATTGACAGATTTTGTATATGATGATACATTAAACCTTGACTATCACTTGAAGGTAACATAGAATCAAGCGTGGGTATACAACTGCCAGGAAAAATATATTTATCAATCCATTTATTCATTGTGTTTCTTTCTGAGCCAGTAATATAAGTTGGTTGTGTTGGGTTTGTAATAGTATGTAATACAAATATGCCTTCATCAGTAAGAGCACTCTCACAACAGTTGAAAAATGTATCAAAATTTTTTACTCCAACTTGTTCAAACATACCTACACTGATTATTCTATCATATTTTATGCGTTTATTTGGTAAATCGCGATAATCGCAAAAGATATATTTTAGTTTGTTAGTTCCGTATTTGTCATTTGCAAATTTTATTTGTTCTTTGGAAATTGTAATACCTACAACATTACAATGTGGGTATCTTTTAGAAATTGCATTGGTTAAACCACCCCATCCACAACCAATATCTAAAATATTCATTACAGTATTATCTGGTATTTGTAGTTTGTCTATCAATAAATTCATCTTGTTTTGTTGAGCTTCTTCTAATGTTTTTGTCCCTGGTTTCCAATAACCACAGGTATATTGTCGTTGCGGATCTAACATATACTCGTAAAGAATATCAGGAATATCATAATGTTGTACACCAACTCTCTTTGATAATATTATAGATTGGTTGTTTTGTAATATATCTACAGCTTGAGTTAGTAAATCATCCAATATAATATTTCCTAAAAATTTAATTGTTGTCATAGGCTTAGTTATAATCATTGAAAATAAATGTTTATTATAATTTTCGACTGTCATAACTTTTCTAAAAAATGATGCTAAATCTTTACTTCGCCATTCACCTGCCATATATGCTTCGCCAATTATTAATGTTAAATCACCGCCTTTTTCTAACCGTTTGTAAAAATTATTTGATAAAACCTTGAACTCTCTCTTTGTTACGTTTAAATTTGAAAGCAGTGTTTTTATAAATACCTCCATATTTTTATAAGGATATAAAAATATGTTTATTTTAACGAATGAAAGCATTCTCTAGGTTGCATACATCAGACCCACATTACCGCCAACAAAGTGAACCAAGTTAATTCGCTCTTCAAACAGAACCATATTAAAATTATAATCATAAATTCGCCAAGTGGGTTTATTTACGCCAATAATATTACCTGTTTGGGGGTCACAAATGGTTAAACTCTGTGCCAAGGGATCCAGTGGCGGTATAATGGTTGTAAATTCCATTTCTATTTGTGTAAACCGATTCATATTTATTGCACCCGATGGCTGCAAATTTGAATTATTAGAATGGATGCTAAAATTGTAGCAATAAAGTCCAGATGGGGCATTACCACTTGTTCTAGTATATTTCTCAATGTAGTTATAAATACCCGCTGGTTGAATATTTTCACGATACGACCCATCTAACAAAATACCCATTGCAATCAATATTTGCTTCTCATTTTCAGGCGAATAAATGGATGTTACTAGTAGACCAGTCAAGTTACCATTTACATTCACACCAGGTCCTATATATGTAGGTACTTGTGTTCCACTTCCATCCGTTCTGTAAACCAAATAGCTGCCTTCTGGAGATGCCTGTACTACATCCAGTGGCATATAATTATAAGGCCAATTGGTGTAATTAGACCATTCATTACGTAAATTTGCATCACTGCGTTGAAAATAAAACATCCAATTTGAGACCATGCCGAGCGAATCCAGTGCCACCTTGTTAGGTCCAGTCACATTATAAAATATCTGCTCGTGAACTTGTTTTATTAAGTATGTCTGGTCTTCCATAGCAAATAGACGTTCTTCATCGTTGGATAAAAAGCAATATGTGCAATTCAAGTGAACATCTGCATTCCACAAGGTTCTTGTATCCGTGAATGATGTAATTCCAACATCAACATCAGGCGGCGGCTGCAAGAAACGGTAAAACTGCATATACCATGCATTAAAATTCGGCGCAACATAAGGATAATTAAAGGTATAATCAAAAACATCACGAATTTGAAACAGCTGATTAATGGGTCTTAATGTAACAACAATGTGTAGCTCATTGTATTGTAACGAAGTCAATGGAAACGCCATCTGTGATTTAAGACCAAACCAATTATTTAGCGGAATATATAAGATGCGGCCTCGAATAGATGGCTCTGGACCGGCTAGGGCGTCTGTATAAAACGCATTTGGATACGAATTGACACGTCCACCTACATTTGCTGGGTCATTTAGTTCTTTTGTATTACCTGACATAACATCAAACAAGTCCTTTTTATCAGTAGAAAAATCACGCTGGACTGCCGCCAATAAATAATCACCCGAATATTCCTGGAGTGTATAATTACCACACGTAATGCTGATTTTTGAAATCATTTTCGCTCCTAAATTCTCAATCCACTTGAATTCATATGGAACCCATTCTGGGTTAGGAGCGTCTTGCTGTGGTGGTATAATCGGACTCCAAATACTGGGCAAAGCAACTGACAAATAACAATCCATTAATAAATCAGCATATCTTGGTATTTTAAAAGTGAAAGTGGATTCCTCGGATAGGCGTAGTGTTTTAGAACCTTCAAAGTCTACACGAAACTTTTGAAGACCAAAATTAGTATAGTGTGAATAAGTACTTTTAAAAAAAGTTTTAGAAGGATTGCCATTTAAAACTATATTTTGCTGTCCAACAGATACAAGATTCATAAGTCCTCCTGGCATTTAATTGTAATTATAATACTAACATATTATTTTTTTAACTA